CTGCTTTTTCCAAAATATATAGGTGTTCGCATGCGTTTATGAGGGAAGTCATGCGTGATGTTTTAGAATCACCTGATCTGATTCCGTCGAATGGTTCACTTAAGGCAACTCCACTTTCCGTAATGATATACGCAGGCATACCACTCTCGAGCATGAAAAATGGTGTAGGATCAACTCCCAACTTACTATGTAAGATGTTGGCCCACAGTTTGAGAGTATGTACTAGTCGCGACCTTCCATGGTGCAGGTCAAATCGAGACTGATCCAATGCTATAGGTATCCACCCTTTAGCCAGGTTCATTTTGTGCCTTCTTTTCAATTCCTCGGGTGTCGCCATGAAATATGATCCTGGTGTGTTGAAGTTGGCGTCACTCATAGTCTTTATGAAAAATTTATTTATCATAGCAATAGGTTTAACTGTCCCTTGAATGATACGTACACGTCCCTCAAGGTTCTTTGTAATCAGCCAGCCGGCTTCTGTCAGTTTAAACATTTCCTTATCTGTGTGCTGTACCCGTGAAAATTCGATGAAGGCTAAATCTGGGAACCACTTCTTGAAGGTCGTCACAATTAGATTCAGAAGGTCGTTAGGGCTGGTTCCCTTCCTTAATAATGAAAAAGCTGTGTGTGCCATCACAGCCCAAACCGACAGGATGACATCATTGAGCGCGGCATTCATGCCAGCCACTATAATTGGAATACCAGTATTTTTCCGTCTGGGGTACGTAGCAGGTTTCGTTGTCCAGCCCTTTATGTCAGCTAATAGCCGTTCCAATTTGTGTCTAGGGTACACTTTAGCTAGTGTTTTAGCGTCCAGGTCCTTGGAAAATGATAGTGTACCATGTTCCGCCAGATAATTGTGTGAAGGTTTCACATAAGGGTGTGCTGTGGTGCCTTCAGCTATCAGTTCTTCTTCCCAAGGTTCTAACCTCATCCATTTATTTACATATTTCTCAACTACGCTGGCTACGTAATCATGTAACTCAATTTCCTCTTTCATTCTTTGTACGGGATATCGCCAAGACTGCTCGACGATCAACAACCTATTTAAGACATAAGTGGGCAGTTCTTCTCTCGGTAAGAAGGGGACCTTATAAGAGGGCCCCGGATGGGGCCGAAATTCAGGACGTTTTATCCTCAACATCGGCCCCTCCCGAGTTAGGTTCTTGTACATCACCCACGCCCGACTGTAGGTCTTTTGATTTCTGTTTCAGCTCATGTAAACCCCCTAAGGCCACTAATGGCGTACGCCCCGTCATTTCAAACGTTAAGCGAGTATCGGGAAGCTCACGGAACACAACCTCAGCGAGCGGATGCTTGTACATAATACCAAGATTCGATGGAACTATCATTGGAACTGACAATTCCAGTTCACTCGTCGAACCATCTAGACGGTGGAAATGCGCAGTAGCGGGCTGTGAGATTGTCCACAACTTATACTGACCCGTGTAGCATGTCGCGAGAGCCGCGGCTTCTTCTGACTCAAGAAAATAACCTTCCCGGCGAAAAGTCATTACGATCAGCGGATATTTGGCAAGCAACCAGAATTGAGGCCGGTCGTTAGGGCCTGACGTCAATAATCTCTCGGCCGCTACGCTTAGTATTGACATGAGTGTCTCTGGCAGTACCAATGACATCTTTTCCCAACTGGCATATCCTAAGAAGTTTGCCACATCGTCATGGTTCGCAAAGTAGAACGATTGTTTAAAGTCATGTATCCGTGGATGTACGTACTCCAGATCGATTATGCCATTTTCTACCTGTAGATATCGAGGTACCAGTAGTGCTAGCTTATCAATCAGCGGTGAACCTGTGAAAAAGTTCACCCTCACTGTGCGGAGAAACATACCATTTATGTTGACGATTTTCCCTGTCGCATGTTGATCTATAGCACGTATCACGTTATCAAGATTAGCATCAAGTGTTGTCCAACCCGACGCATCTTTGATATCTGATAGGAATGCATAATCATATACCTGGAGGGTGTTATTCTTGGTGTCTTCATAGAGTACGGTCTGTGTTTGTCGCATAAGTGCGTCTCGAGAGTAATGGAAGTCAAATGACACTAAACCTTCATAGTGAACGGCTGCGCGATCTGTGAGTATTAGTTCCCTTGACCGCTGCTCGAAAGCGTCTAGCCTTGCTGTTGCTTCACTTGTTGTTTGTAAAGTCGTCTTCAGGACAGATACTATTCTGTCAGACAGTAGGCGGAACTCTGAGAGTAACTTAGGAGTGTTCATGAATCTCATGTTCCCGATTCTTACAATCTTTGCATTTTCAACAAGACGCTCATACATCGAAAGTACGAAGAGTGGTAGCCCAGCTAGCGCTTCAGCAAAACCTACCGCAATATCCAATCTTCTGGTGTCTGTCAGTTGTTGCATGCCTATTTGTTGGGAAATATAGCTGCCTATCGCACTTGTAGCAGTTGCTCCAGCGAGAGTGTGTATTATGATCTTCGAGTAGGCGATTTCTAATAGCATCCTATACAGCA